CGAGTGTCGTCGGTTCCATCGGCACCTACATGGTGCATACGAACGACGATGAACTCATGAAGAAGCTTGGCGTCGAGCAGACGGTCATCAAGGAAGGACGCTTCAAGGCGGTCGACCTCGAACGTCTTGATGATGAGGCCAAGGAGTACATGCAGTCCCTTGTCGGTGACATCAACGATGTCTTCATCAACGAGATTGCATTGGGTCGCAATATGTCGTCCGATGCGATTCGGGGAACGGAGGCCAAGGTCTATGCAGCGCAGAAGTCTGTTGACGTAGGCTTGTCGGATGGCGTTGCATCGTTCGAGCAAGTGCTTGGTGATCTAGTCCAGGGAGGTGCTGATGGCGTAGGTCTCGCAATGGCACAGTCTGTGCCGGGTGTCTTGGCTTCTACGGGTGCGAACACGAACCCCATCCCTGAGCCTCAGGCATCGTACGACGCAGACAAGGAACATTCCGAACCCGGCACAGGGTTGGGCGGCGAGCCTACTCCGCGTGAAGCACCGGAAGAGGGCGATCCCGCTATCGAGAATGGATGGCGGCGCGATCCGCCACCCGCAGCGTACGAAACGGAGGAAGTAGTGAACAGAGAGTGGCTAGTCGCACAGGCGACGACGCTCAGTCTGTCGTTCGATGACGACACGACGGATGAGCAGCTTGCCGAGATGGTTGCTACTCGCATGCAGGAGATTGTCGTGCCGCTCAACGACGCGACAGTCGAAGCAGAGCAGCAGCAGCAGTTCGCAACGATGTTTCCCGAGCAGGCCGCGCAGCTTGCGGCACTAGCACAGCGGGAGCGCGAGGGTGCAGCGACGGCCTTCGCATCGAGGTACGAGCGATTCGAGGGACAGTCGAGAGGCTTCTCTCTGGTCGTGCGTGATCAGATCGAAGAGGCACATGAGCGGGTTTCGCAGATGGCGTTCACAGCGGACGACCTTCAGAGCCTTCTCGATGCTGTCGCGAATCAGGCGGCAGTCGTGACCTACGGTCAGCAGGGATCATCGCGTTCGTCGGAGACGGCAAGCGCAACGAGTGGTGGCGTGACTGGCGACTTCAAGCAGGATCGCGCGAAGTTCGCACAACTCGTCAAGCAGGCGATGACGGAGGACAGTCTCACACGTGAGGCCGCTGTCACACACGTCTCGCAGAACCATCCTGATCTTGCGGCTGCCTACGCGCAGGGTCATACGAGGCGATAGAAGGAGGTGTGACGAATGGCCCCAAGTAAGACTCGCAACTACATTCAGGACAAGGGGTACAACGCAGCGGTTGCACTGACGAAGTTCCGTGCAGTGAAGTTCTCCGCTGCCGAGACCGTGACTCCCATCACCGGCATCGCGGATGTTGTTGCCGGTGTCGTACAGCACGACGTGACCGCTGGCGAGATTCTTCGCGGCAAGGGTGCATCGGTCGCTGTCGAAGGTGACACGATGATGGAATGCACCGGCAACATCGCAATCAATGCGCTCGTCTGCATCGCCGCAGACGGACGTGCAGTGACTGGTACTGCAACGAACCGTATTATCGGTCACTGTGTCGAAGCGAATGCAGACGGCGCTGGTGGTTACTGCCGCGTGCATCTCGCACCTGCTAGCGGTATTCATCCGTAAGGGAGGTGAGATAGAGGATGTTCTACGACCCCGGTACCTTGTACATCGATCCGTTCCTGACAGACTTCAGCGTCGGCTACGGATCACCGTCATACGTCGGCCTTACGCTTATGCCACAGGTCGCCGTGAACACGCAGTCCGCGAAGTATCGCGTGTTCGATCGATCCGGTCGCGTGAGGTTCTACTCGCGTCGCGAGCCGGGAACCGTCGCGAACGAGATTCGCGGTAGGCGTTGGTCAGAGGACAGCTACAAGACGCAGGAGCATTCGCTTCAGGCGGCAGTTGCAGACGAAGAGCGTCAGCAGCTTCAGTCGCTGGGCGGTCTTGCTACCGAGCAGAATGGTGCTGCCCTCGACATCTCGCCGGAAGAGGATGCAACGGCACAGACTCTCGACTCGCTTCTCTTGGAGCATGAGCTTGCTGTCGCTGCACTTCTGCGCAATACAGCCACGTATCCCGCCGGTCACACGGTCACGCTTCTTGCGGCCGATCAGTGGGACAACTACGTCGGTGCTACGTCCAACCCGATCGACATCGTAAGGGCCGCGATCCTGAAGGTTCAGTCGAAGATCGGTCGTCCGCCGAACGTTATGGCGATGGGTTCGCTTGGCGTCGGTTGGTTGGAGAACCACCCGGACAGCGTTGCACGATTCACCAACTTCTCTCTCACGGATGAGGGAGCGTTCCGCGAGCTTACGGGCTTCGACGGATCGATGGTGCTGATCGGCGACGACTTCTACAACGACGATGACATCCAAGAGTCCACCACGAACATGCTCAACATCTGGGGCAAGGACGTGTGGATCGGGTACGTCAACCCGAACTTGGAACGCAACGATCTTTCCTTCGGGAAGACGTTCGCACAGACCTACCCCGATGGTACGACTCGCCCCGTCGACAGATGGCGCGAGGAAGGTCGTAAGTCCGACCTCGTTCGTACCTCATGGAAGTGGGACTTGAAGGTCACGTCGTCTATCGCGGGGTATCTGATCAAGGATGCCTTCTCCGCAACCGCGTGGTAAGGGAGAGATAGAACATGCCACCGGCAGGAAAGAAGCAGAGTGACGACACGTACTACGCATGGACGGATATCTACAACGGTGGTGAGGTGGAAGTTCGTAAGGCTGCCAACGGTAGTGAACGGAAGATCGTTGGCAAGCGCAACATCACCGAGAGAGGATCGAAGGTCACTCAGTCTGGCATCGGTGCAACTGATGCAGAATGGGAGAACCTTGTGATCGGTGGTTCCGTCCGCAACATCCCCGTTCCCGAAGCGTCGGACGAGTTCACTTCGCCGCATCGTGCAGTGCTTGCGACGATTGTGGATGAGAACGGTGATATCGACGTGAACAAGCTGCTTGCAATGGGCGCACCGTCCGTTGGGGCACTCACGACGCTGCCACCTCCGACTAATCCCTCTGCCGAGGAAGGTAAGACTCTCGGAGAAGATGGGCCGTCGGGGGCGTAAGTGCCGCTTGTCAGTGACGCAGATGTACAAGTCCATCTGCCCTATGACAAGCTGAAGATAGAGAGCATCCCTGACGATCTAGCGAAGGCAAAGCTTGATGCCGAGCGGATCGTCAGGGGTGCCCTATCTGATGTAGTCGATGTGGCGGTGATGGCGACGTGGCTCACGCCAGAGACCACGCCTGAGACGATCCGTGCTATCGCGGGTCGCTTCTGTGCTGCCAAGATTTATCGCGTACGTTACAGTGAGAATAGTCTCACCGATCCACAGTACGCGCAGAACCTCTATAACGAGGCGATGGCGATGCTGACGGAGATTATCGAAGGTGACGTTTCTCTCCCCGGTGTTGTCCTCGATACCAACTTCGACAACACATGGTTCGAGCCGAACAACCTCAGTGATCCTCCGAAGTTTACGATGGCGGATCGGTATTAATGGCACGGGCAAGGATCACATACGATTGGGAGCCTGAGCCTGAAGAGATGGCAAACCGCATGTTTGTAGTTGCGGATGCACTGCGCGATGCGCGTGCGCCTCTCTTGTTTGCCGCGCGACAGACGCGCGAAGAGATTGCAGAATCTTTCCGTACGGAGACATCACCGGATGGAGAAGGATGGCAACAGTGGGCAGAGAGCTACATCGATGAGGCCGAAGAGAACAACATCGGAATCCTTCGACGCGATCCTCCCGAGCTATTCGAGGCAGCCATTGATCACAATGCATTCAGCGTCGTTGGAGACACGTTGTACTACGACACAAGCGGATGGCCTGAGACGAGTGGTGGAGAGTCATATGGATGGTTCCATCAGGACGGAGCGCCGCATCGTCGCACGAAGAGTGGTAGTCCCAATCCACTTCCGCAACGAGAGTTCGTAGGACTTAGCAATGAGGGTGAGAACATGATCCTCGCAACATTCATGGGATGGTTCGATCGATCGATCGATCTGTTCGTGACCGCAAAGGGGAACCTCGCACCTCGACACAGCGGACGTAGCGCCAAGACCGGCCGCTTCGCCTCACGTGAGGTGCCGATAGGAAACTTCCGAGCGGGTAGTCGTGGCTGAGCAGGATTTCTATGATCCCCTCGAACCCTTCGACTACATCGTCCAGAAGCTGAAGGATGCGCAGCCTACCCTGGGCCTGGAATATGTTGCCGAGAACGATGAAGACTTGCTCCCCGCATACCCTGCCGTCCTCGTCCAGTCCGGGCGGACTGAACGCCTACAACATGCGACGGGTCTATTCCTCGTTACGTTCAATATCGTTCTGTGGGTCTTCCATGCCGACATCGGTGTCGGTGCGGCTGTTCGATCGCGAAAGGATATTCAACTCGCGACCGACATCCGTAAGCTGCTTCATGCTGATAGGACTCTAGGGGGTCACATCATCTTCGGATTCGTAGAGGACGAGTTTCCTGGCCCCACGGGTCGCGTGACAGGGAACGTAACCACGAACATCGTCACGACACGGCTGTCGTGGAGCGGTAACAACCGAGTGCCGTACGAGGCATCGTAGAAAGGTGAGGCATGGCATACACACTGGAAGTTGACCATCCTGACTTCCCCGATGACTACGAGTTCGATTGTGACGGGATTCTCGTCAAGAACAAGTCATCGAGGAAGCTCACGGAAGAGGATGAGCTTGCGTTCATCTCTCGCGTCGGTCGTACGGTCAAGGACATCTATGGGCATGGCACGTATGCCAAGCTCACGGGAGCGACCGAACTGAATACCAAGGCCGAGAAGGATCAGGCCAAGGCAATCCTCGATGCACAGGAGGGAGGTAAGTAATGCCAGCAGGACTCGGTGGTGGCGGAAAGGTAGGCTTCGCATTCGAGACGGTCATGGGCACGTACGTCGCCCCCGCTGTCTTCGTTCCTGTGCTGAGTGAGGACTTGCAGTACATGGAAGAGAAGTACTACTCGGAGCAGATTCGTCAGCAGACGATCGCAAGCGACGTGAAGCCCGCTCCGTATCACGTCGAAGGGCCGGTTGAGATGGAGGTGGATGTCAACAACCTCCCGTACTGGCTCTACGCATCGCGACACAACATCACGAAGACGGGCGCAGGCCCGTACACGTACAAGTACACACCGGGATCGCAGGGTTCGGCATCGACTGCCGCATCAGGCGCAGTTCCTAGAACTGCTT